TACGCTATTGGTGTCTTCGGTAAATACAGGAATCCTTACGTTTGAATCGTTTAGCCTAAAGATACTTCTGTTTGACATTAGTAGCCCCCTTGATAGTTCAGGATTCGTACCCTCGTGAAAATACCCATAGCCATCCATAGCAACATAATCGTATTCTAAAGGGCTACCTATAATAACGTCTGATGAATCAAGGTTAATTACTTGTGCTTCTACCCACACACATTGACTATCATACTCCCCATCGAACTCTATCTCTATATAATCTCTTATAAGTTCTGCAACCTCAAATACTACGTAGTTATTAGAATTTAAAGTGTACTTTGTTAAGCTATATGTAAAGTCCGTAGGTTTATCTGTTGTAAATTCGCCTGTGTATATCCATAATCGACAAATACACTCGGCTAACCCTGTGGCTGTTGATTTTATATAAAACGGACTTCTTACGTTTATCTTTTCCATTAGTCAAATGCGTTTTGTAGGTCTATTCCAAATTTCTCTTGTAGTTCTTGTGGTAGTCGTTCAAAGGCTCTTTCAAAAGGTTTGGTAAAAAACAGGCTTGGCTTAATACCATAGTTTTTAATTATATTGGCTAAAGCATATCCTGATTGTTCGTATGATAGGAATTGTCCTTTTTTGTTTCTAAATTGAACCTGCCTTGCAGTTACCCATTTTTTAAACATTCCTGTTTTCTTTTCCAAGCCTACCAAGTTTGATGATTTTTTATACCTAAAATTACTTAAAGATTTACCACCCTTAACACCTTTGACACCTCTATCTTGAAACATCCCATAATCTTCCATTTCAAAATATATACGATAACCTGTGGCTACTTCTTCAGGTATATAAGTTATAGAGTTGTACAAATCCTTTGAAAAGTTTTTAGTACCATACTTCTTACTACCTTTAGTTAGGTTGGTTCTCGATTGCTGAACCACGTACTTACCAAAGTCATTAAGTGCTTTCTGTGTTTCCTTTAGCTGCATACGTTAATATCGTTTTCTATGATCACATCAAAGCTACAAGCCCATCCTGCTACTTGGTGTTCAAATCTATCGGTAAATGGCTCACAAGTAGGACTACCCTCTAATTGGTATTTATCCCTATATAGAGTTCCTATCCTTAACTTTTGTACAAGTTTGTTTACAACTGATAGTTGAGTGTTTAAGACATCGTGTTCGTTATTGTTTCCCCTGAATATGTCGGTTGTCGCTTCCTTGCTTTGCTCTACTATGTCCATAGATAAAACAGAGATACTAAAACGTAGTACCTGTTCCTCTACGGTTGCTTGGTTGATAATTATGTGGGATAATGGGTATATCGTTTGTTTAGACAAGTCAATGTCTGTAATATCCCCTGTGGTTACCGTGTTTACAAAGTCGTTACTTAATAACTCGTCTTTGATTGTTTCGGTTATTTGGTAGAACCCCCTTATACCTTGATTAGCCATTGAATTGCTTTTTTATATTTCTTGCTTCCATTTCAGCTTTGTCTTTCATAAAACTTAACGCATACAAACATTGATGTACACCTAATTTAGTGATATTTTCAAATCGTCTAATATCCCCTTTAGCGAGTGCGAAAAGTGATTGATACCAACCCCATTTCCTTCCGAAATTAGATACTGCGCTAAACTCGTTTCCTTGCTCTCCAAAGAGTTCAGCATAGTTCTCGATAAGTCCATCCCTAAATTGTAAAAAAAAAGTATAGAACCTAATACTGCATTCATTGGCATACCTTTCATTTGTTCAACCGAATCTACTTGGTATTCTTCGATAGCGTACTTATCGCCATATTGGTCTGTTACAGGTCGGTAGAGAACATTCATAGCACGGTGCATATTATCCCAATCGCCCATAAACGTATCAAGATCTATGTATTCGCCAAAGGACATATCCTCTAACTTGGGGATGAATCCGTATTGCTTACCTTTCATCTTGAACTGCGTTACTAACTTTGGTGTGTCGTTTAGCATATCGGTTAGGATGTTTACAATAGATTGTATGTCGGTGGCTCTCATCATTAGTACGTGATCGCCCCTTAACCCACAAAATATCTCAATCATCTTTACAGCTAAAAACTTCTCGTCTTTGTTTTCGTCTTGTATCTTTAGATACTTCTGATATTGCTCTAAAGTTACCTCTGCAAGTGAATCAGGAATGTTTATGTCAACTTTCATATATATATATCGTAAAAAAAATAAGTTTTAGAAAGTTAAAGATAAGCAAAAAAAAAGCCCCTCGAAAGGGGCATCGTACTATTTGTTGTTGAGTTGCATCTTTAAGTACGTTATCTCACGTAATAGAGTGTCCTTGTCGTATATCTGAAACTCTTTGATGGTTTCTTCGTGTAACACATCGTACTCCATTTTCTTTAGTAAATCCATAGGGTTTTAATGTTTTAAATTTGTTTTTATATATCCCAATCTTGTGGGTTTCTTTTTATCTCATTAGCTTCGTACTTATACTTACAAGCAACCAACTTGTCATTATCCGTATTATAGACGTACCAATTTCCATACCCCTCGCAAATCTCTAAACCTTGCTTTTCATTTCTGTTATCTAATATAAGTATCATTTCTTTCATTTTGATAGTACAAATATACACCTTTTTTAGTTATACACAAATTATTTAATAACTTTTTTTTAGTGAATAAAAAAACCCCCAATTAAGGGGGCTTGTAGCTTGGGTGCTTATAGCATATTTCAAGCCGTCACACCCCGAACGGCAGGATTGTATCAGCCTCGAGTGCAGATACTTTACCTTGCTTATCGTATTTCAATATTTTAAAGAACGTAGAGGTGTTATCCTCATTTGTATGGTACAAATATACAACTTATTTTTTATTCACAAAATGTTTTATAACTTTTTTTTAATTTTTTTTACCTAATAGCGTATTTACCTCTGTTGGGGTTCTGTAATTGAAACCCTACTGCATAGCGTACTGCATCTATTAAATGGTTGTAAGCGTCTATCGGAGTGTTAGATTTTCTTTCTAACCAACAGTAGTTATTTAGTTCTTTAATTAGGTTTAATGAATCAGGGCTTACTACAAGGTCGTAATCTTGCAATAGTGATATGCCATACGTTACACTACCTTGTCCTTTAATAGATGGCTTTACGTTGCACCCTTTGGCTCGTATCTCGCTTATTAAACGTGGCTCTGCTGAATCCCCCACGATAAGCCCATTTTTAGCGTGTTTAAGGTTGAGTTGTGCTATCTCTGATGTGGTAAGTCGAGGAAGATAAAAACACTCCCTTAAATAGATTATTTTGTTGTCTGTGTCTATGTTACTTTCTACGAGTGTGCTTGGGTCTGATGCGAATCCGTAATCCTGCCCAAAGATACTAACTCCCACGTGCTTGAACTCGCCTATTGTCCAATTGTCAAATATCACACCCTCTGCTTTGTTAAGCCATCCACCTAATATCTGATGCTTGTACTTTTCAGGTCTTCTTTGTTTCATTTGCTCTATCTGATGTAAGTAGCTTTCAGAAAGGTTGTCTAAATTGTCCTCGTATGTAGTGTGTATGTATGTGGTGTTTTCTTTTGTTGTATTGCTACCCTCTTGTACACCCCTATCCTCAAAGAATCGTTTGTAGATAAAGTGTTCCTTTGTTGTTGGGTTTAGTATAAGTATTACTCTATTCTCTTTGGCTTGTGAACGTACAGATAGGTCTATGGTGTCAAACTTTTCTTCGTCTGTTAGTTCCTCTGCTTCATCTACTACCCACGTAGTTATTCCTGTAAGGGATTTAAGATTTGCTGTCTGATCGCCTGAACTTGTTTTGATTCCCCTAAAGATAATCTTGCTTCCTGTACGTCTGTTAATTATCTCGTCTTTGGTTATGTGAAAATCGCCTATAACACCTAATAGTTCTAACTTCTCTATAAATTCAGGTATAATAGATATGTAAGCTGATGTGAGTGTGTAGCGTGTAAAGAGTATTGTGTGTCCTTGCTCGTATGTCAGTAACACAAGCATAAGGTTGACCGCAAAGGACTTACCTGAACCTCTACCGCCTGTGATTACAAAGTACCTACTATCGTCAGCTTGTAATGGTGCATACTTTGGGTGTATGGCTATCACTTGTACTTAATAATGTCTTTAAAATTGATATTAAAGCCCTCTGACGTAATATCTACGCTTTCTTTAGGCTTACCATATCGGTAGCTTAAATATGTCTGTATGGCTCTTAAATCGCCTTTAGCAACGAGTTCCCCTAATTTAGACAAAGCAACATCTGAATCAATAATACTGTCTAACCTTTCGATTAGCTTCATCTCGTCTGCCTTTGGCTTTCTACCTGCGCCTTTTCTTGCTCCACCGTGCATCTTGAAATATCTTGTTTATTCAATTATATATCGTAATTATTCAGGATTTTGTTTGGCTTTTAACTCTCGCAGATCTTTAGCAAGGTTATTAACCATCATTAGAAGATTGGTTGTTACCTTTTCAAGTTGCTGTATCTTCTGTGCTTGTGTCCACTTCTTTTGCTTCATCTTATTCGTCTTTTATAAAACATATCCAATGCGTGTTCATCTTCTTGCCTGATTTGTGTCCGTATAATGGTTTTTGGTCTGTCAGCTTTAGTATTTCTTTTACGGGAAATTGCACCTCACTCCATTTAAATATAAGCGTACCGTTTGGCTTTAGCACCCTAAAACATTCCTTAAATCCTTGTCTTAACATCTCTCGCCATTCGCCTTGTAGCGAACCGTACTTTTTTGTTATCTGACTAACCGAGTTGGATTCTATGTGTGGTGGGTCAAACACTATATGCCAAAACGTATTGTCAGGTTGTTCTATATTTGTGAAGTCGCCTATAATGTCAGGGTCAATGATATTTGTTTTTTTACCACAGGGATAAACGTCTATGTGTGTTTCTCGTCTTTTGTCTATAAACAAAGCACGTTCATCTTGTTTGTCAAACCACATACCCTTTACGCTACAACACACGTCTAATACCTTTTTTTTCATTTCCATTCAATTACTATCCATTTGTGTAAAAACGCTATGCCTATTTCGTAATAGCCTGTCAGTTGCTTATCCCACGTAAACCCTATTGTGGGCAGCAGGTAAATCATTGATGTCTGATTGTATATTTTAATTCCCATCTTTTAGTTTCTCTATATATATTATTGCGTCTAATAGT